AGCGAGAAGCTTATACCTTCTGTATGCACCAGATTAGTGCGCGGTTGTGGGTTCGAGTCCCTCCACTTCCATTGACAGATCATCCATCTGTCCTGTATAATAGAAAGGTCAACACGAAAGACAATGACACTGACTAGTAAGTTCAAGAAAGACCTGCAAACCCTACGTGGTGCAGTAAACGGCGAATTCTTTTTGGATGTAAAGAATCCAAAACTTCTTAAAAAAGTACGTCGCTTTTACGAAAATAATGGTGTACAATTCAGTGGTGATGCTCTTGACGACTATGATATGTTGATGGAGCAAGTCGCTATTGATCTTGAAACCGCAGAGGTTGCTCAATGAAAGTTACCAAGAAACCTACCGTTCTTCTTGAGAGGTTTCCCTATCGTTATATTCAGTGTGGTACGCTAGAAATCAATGGTATGCCAGACTGTCGCATTCAAAAAGTAGACTCCTACACTGGACGCTATCGTGACATGTATCTTTGTGACAATGAAATGCAGTTAATGACTGCTATGGAAGACCACGATTATACTTGTTGGTTGGACCCAGACATGGTTCCTGCCTACATCAAAGATGTAGCGAAAAACTACTATGCCGACATGGAGAGTCGTTAAAAACCCTGGTCGGTGAAGGTTCCCCCCTTCAATCCCGAAGTCACGGATGGACTATAACAGCACTGGTGGAGTCATAGACCCTACTTTGGTTTCTTGCTTATCCTAAGAGCAAGTGGTGCGGATGGAGGTAACACTCCCGCCCTGTTTCTTGCTTCAGGACAAAGAGCAAGTGGCGTGCATGTAAAGACCTTCAAAGCGGTTGACAACAACCGCTTTTTTTGTATATAATTATATCAAAGAAAAAGTAAAATGAAGATAGGATTTCAGTGCAGTTCTTTTGACTTGTTTCATGCGGGTCATGTAACAATGTTAAAGATGGAAAAGGACTTATGTGATTGGCTTATTGTAGCTCTACAAGTTGACCCTACAATTGATAGACCGGGAATCAAGAATAAACCTACACAGAGTGTATATGAGAGATATGTTCAGTTACAGGGTTGTAAATATGTGGATGAGATTCTTGTGTATGAGACAGAAGAAGATCTTCTAAACATGATTAAGACTCAGACTATTGACATTAGATTTTTAAGTGAAGAATATAAAGATAGGGACTTTACCGGTAAACAATACTGTGTTGACAATGGAATTGAAATTCACTATCATAAGAGACAGCATAATTATTCTTCTACAGAATTAAGAAATAGAGTGTTTGGACTGGAGACAAAGAAAAGAGTAGAGGAGTTTCAGGGTAATGTTCCTGAACAGTATTCACCTACGATCCTTGATAAGTACGAAGAGAAATGACAGTATTAGTAACGGGCGGCGCAGGATTTATTGGAAGTAATTTTCTTCATACATTAGTTAATTCTTATGTGCCAGTGATATGTATTGATAAACTTACCTATGCAGGTAATCTTCATAATGTTCCTGAATTGGCACACTTTCATAAGGTGGACATTGCTGATGAAAAAGTAGTAGAAAGTATTTTTAAACGCCATAATATTAAAACTGTTTTTCATTTTGCAGCAGAAAGTCATGTAGATAATTCAATTGAAGATTGTTCCGAATTTATTCGCACTAATATTGTAGGAACAGTTAATCTTCTAAACGCATCTTTGAAGTATGGAGTTGAGAAGTTCATGCACATCTCCACAGATGAAGTGTATGGATCTATTAATGTTGGGTCATTTACAGAAAGAACAAACTATGATCCTAGAAATCCATACTCCGCATCTAAAGCATCTAGTGATCACTTCGTAAAAGCATTCCATAATACATACGGTCTCCCTACAATTATTACAAACTGCTCTAATAATTATGGGCCAAGACAGCATAAGGAAAAACTTATCCCACAAACAATTCTTAATCTTTTAAACAATAAAAAGATTCCTGTTTATGGAGATGGAAAGCAAATTAGAGATTGGTTGTATGTTCAAGACCACTGTGAAGCACTACTTGAGGTGTGGAAACATGGAAAGGTGGGTGAAAAATATAACATCGGTGGCGAATGCGAGATGCAAAACATCGATTTGATTAAGACAATCATTTCTTTTATGGGAAAGGATGAAAGTATGATAGAATATGTCAAGGATCGTCCTGGACATGACAGGAGATACTCAACTGACATTAGTAAAATTACCAAAGATCTGAACTGGAAACCAAAATTTGATATCTATGATGGACTTAAGAAAACGATTGAATGGTATGAATGCCATAGGAACTAAACTCAAAGATGTTTGTATCATTGAGAATAAATTGTTTCAAGATGACCGTGGTTTCTTTATGGAATCATTTAATTTGCAGCAATTTCAAGACATTATTCAGTATCCTGTAAATTTTGTACAGGACAATCACTCAAAATCTTCTCGATCTGTTTTAAGAGGACTGCATTATCAGGTCAAACATCCACAAGGAAAGTTGATGAGATGTATCTCAGGTGCAATTCATGATGTTGCTGTGGACCTTAGACAGTCTTCACCTACCTTTGGTAAGTGGACTGGTATCACATTGAACCGTCCAGAGAAGCAGTTGTGGATTCCTCCTGGGTTTGCCCACGGATTTCATGTGATGAGTGAGACGGCAGAAGTTACATACAAAACCACTGATTACTATGTTCCTGGCGATCAGGAAACCCTTGCATGGGATGATCCTACTGTTAATATTGATTGGTTGAACACAGATGAACCTATTTTATCTGCAAAAGATCAAGTAGGAAAATCATTTGAAGATTGTCACAAGTATGAATAACCTATCTGTATTTGGTGGAACTGGATTTATTGGAGGTAAGTTTTGCGAACTGTATCCAAATAAGGTAACCTTAATTCCAAGAGATGATAGAAATCCTACTACAAAGGATGTTCTCTACTTCATTAGTACAACAACAAATCAAAGTGTCTTTAAAGATTTGCATGTAGACATTGATACCAATCTTACTTTGTTGATGGATGTTTTATCTAATTGTAAGGATAAAGATATAACCTTTAACTTTGTAAGTTCTTGTTTTGTCTATGGTAATGATGTTTTAGATGCAAAAGAAACTGATTGTTGTAATCCTACAGGGTTCTATTCAATTACTAAAAGGACTGCAGAGCAATTACTAATCTCTTACTGTAAGACTTTTGGTATAAAGTATAGAATTTTTCGGATAGGAAATGTATATGGATTAGATCCTACGATTACACCTGGTAAAAACGTTCTTGGATTTATGATTAGTTTGATGAAACAGGACAAAGATATTAAACTATATGATGGTGGAGACTACAAGAAAGATTATATGTTTGTTGATGACATCTGTAGAGCTATTAAGTTTTTGATTAAAAAATCTGATACAAATCAAATCTATAATGTTGCAACTGGTAGTTCAATGTCTTTTAGGGATATACTTTTGACTGCAAGTAACATAATCTCTAGTAGAAGTGAGTTTATTTCTGTTAGATTTCCGAAAGAACAAGAGTATCTACAAGTCAAAAACATGACTGTGAATGTGGATAAACTTAAAGATATTGGATTTCTCCCAAAGATGTCCTTTGAAGAAGGTCTAAATGAAATGTGTAGAATCTATTGACTACATCTTCTATTTGTAGTAGTATACATATTACGTGGAGTAATTTTTTTAATGTCTGAACATAAGAAGACAGCACTGGTGCTAGGTGCTGGTGGTTTTATTGGTAGTCACATGGTAAAACGTCTTCGCTCCGAAGGATACTGGGTGCGTGGAGTTGATATTAAGAGTCCTGAGTTCTCTAAAACTGAAGCAAATGAATTCATCACTGGAGATCTACGTGATGTAGATTTTGTTCGTAGGTGTATTCGTTTTACTGGATACCTTGGAAATTTCTATCAACAAATTGCTGATAAGTTTTCAACACCTTTTGATGAGATCTATCAGTTTGCTGCTGACATGGGTGGTGCTGGATTTGTTTTTACTGGTGAGAATGATGCAGAAATTATGCATAATTCGGTATCTATAAACTTGAATGTTCTTGAGGAACAACGTAAGTTAAATGAGTTAACTACTAATAAAACCAAGATTTTTTACTCTGGATCTGCTTGCATGTATCCAGAGCATAACCAACTTGATCCTGATAACCCAGACTGCCGTGAGCAGTCTGCATACCCTGCTAATCCGGACTCTGAATATGGATGGGAAAAACTCTTCAGTGAGCGTCTCTACCTTGCTTACAATCGCAATCATGGCATTCCTGTGCGTATTGCCAGGTATCATAATATCTTTGGACCCGAAGGAACCTGGATGGGAGGAAGAGAGAAATCACCAGCTGCAATCTGCCGTAAGGTTGCTGTCCTCCCGGAGTCAGGTGGAGCTATCGAAGTGTGGGGAGATGGCTTACAGACTCGTTCCTTCTTGTTCATTGATGAATGTATTGAAGCAACTAGACGATTGATGGATAGTGACTTTATGGGTCCTGTAAACATTGGTTCTGAGGAGATGGTAACCATCAATCAATTGGTAGATACAGTTTCTAAAGTCGCAGGTAAAGATGTGAAAAAAATTCATATTGATGGACCTCTTGGTGTTCGTGGACGCAACTCTAATAACGATTTGATCCGAGAGAAACTTGATTGGGATTATACAATGACCCTTGAGGAGGGTATCCGTTACACCTACTATTGGATTAATGCTCAACTTAAT